AGCAACACAATATTCAGTTACAGGTGCAGGAGTAACAGGTGGTGGTAATGTTGTATTAGGTGGTAGTGGTGCATCTGCTGGTGACATTATAACTATAGTAAGAGATATTCCAGTAGCAAGAACAACAGATTTTCCTTCATCAGGACCGTTTGTTATTGAAAGTTTAAATACAGATTTAGACAAAATGGTTGCTATGATGGGTGAAAGAGAAGATGAGATAGCAAGGTCAATAAGACTATCTGATGATGATGCAAGTGCCACACTTACTTTACCAGTATCAGCAACTAGAGCAAGTAAAGTTTTAACATTTGATGGTAGTGGTAATGTAGCAACTACTATAAGTGCAACAGATGTTACAACAATAGCAGGTATATCTGCAAATGTAACTACTGTAAGTGGTATAGCAAGTAACGTAACTACTGTTGCAGGAATTTCAAGTAATATTACTACAGTAGCAGGTAAATCTTCTGAAATAACTTCCGTTGCCGCTAAAGCAAGTTTGATAACTTCTGATTTTGTAAGTGACTTAAATACATTAGCAGTCACAGATGTAATAAATGATATTAATACATTAGCTACTTCAGATATTGTTACAGACTTAAATACATTAGCAACATCTGATATAGTTAGCGACCTAAATACATTAGCTACGTCTGACATAGTTTCAGATCTAAATCAATTAGCTACAAGTGATATAGTAACAGACTTAAATCTACTAGCTACTTCAGCAAATGTAACGAATATGGCAACATTAGGTGCATCAGGTGTAGTAGGTAACATAGCAACTGTTGCTGGTGCTAATAGCAATATTGGTACAGTAGCAGGAATAGCTAGTAACATAACTACTGTAGCTGGTATAGCTAGTAATGTTACTACAGTAGCAGGAAACAACAGCAATATAACAACATTAGCTGGGCAAAATTCTAATATAACAACTCTTGCTGGTATTAGTGCAAACATCACAACACTAGCTGGTATTAGTTCTGATGTTACTTCACTTGTAAATGCTCTTGCATCTACTACAAACTATGCAGTTACAGTAGCAAGTGGAACATTATATGGTGGTGGTTCTGGTAATGTATTTTATTTAGATGGTACAGGTAATCCAGCTATTACATTAATAAGAGGTAACACATATGTGTTTGACCAAAGTGATTCTAGTAATAGTTCACATCCAATAGCATTTAGAACAAGTGCAGATGCAAGTTATACGACAGGTGTAACAGCATCAGGAACTCCGGGAAGTGCTGGAGCAAAGACTACATTTGTTGTTCCTTCGGATGCACCATCTTCATTAAAGTATTATTGTACTACACATGGTAATGGCATGGGTAATGTTATTACAGTAGAAACTTCTAACATTAATGTGGTTGCTAGTAATATAGGAGAAGTAAATAGTTTTGCACAAAGATACAGAGTAGGTAGTAGTGATCCTACTGCATCATTAGATGAAGGAGATTTAGCATACAATAGTACAGCAAATGTATTAAAATATTATAATGGATCTGCTTGGGTAACTATAGTTGCAGGTTCTTTAACAGATATAGTTCAGGATGGAACTCCCCAACTTGGAGGTTCGCTTGATGTTAACGGAAATTCTATTGTATCTACAAGTAATGGTAACATAGCCATTACTCCTAACGGTTCAGGTAAAGTAGTACTAGATGGATTAAGTTATCCAGTTGCTGATGGTACTGCAGGTCAAGCACTAACTACAGATGGCTCAGGTACTTTATCATTAAGTACAATACAAGCAAGTGAGATTAGTACTGTTGGTAATGTGTTTAGTAACTACAATACAGTAAGTTCTAATGCTAGTGTAGTTACTGCTAATACAAAGAATAGTGTTTTGTTTGGACCAATTACTGTAAGTGGTGGTAGTACAGTCTTGACAATTAGTGGCAATGGTGCTTTAAGTATAATGTAAGGAGATAATATGGCTCAAATAAAAGTAGATCAAATAGCAGGACAAAGTGGCAGTACGGTTACTGTGCCTACAGGACAAACCCTTACCATAACAGATGGTCTGGCAGTAGCAAGTGGAGGTACAGGTCTTACCTCAGTATCAGGACAAGCAGGAAAATTTATAAAAGTTAATAGTGGTGCTAGTGCTTTAGAATTTGGTACAGTCACTACAGATTTAGTAGGCGATACGAGTCCTCAGTTGGGAGGATCGCTTGATGTTAATGGACAGAATGTAGTTTCTGTATCTAATGGAAATATTAATTTAATTCCTAATGGTACTGGCAGAGTTAGTGTTCAAGGTAGTATGGATAGTAGTGTTTCATCTACAGGTAAAGCAATAGTATTTGGATTTTAACAGGAGGTAAAAATGGCGGCAGAACAACTGAAAGTATCTTTAAATGCAGGAGTTACAAACTCTGAAAGTGTGGTGCTGAATGGTGTGAATGGTCATACTTACACAATCATATCAGTAATCGTAACGGAAACTGCAGGAGCTGCAGAAACTTTCGATATGTTTATTGATGATGGTGGTGGTGGTACTGATTATGAATTACTATCAGACCAAGCAGTAGGAGCAAATGAAACATTTGTATTTAATGATAAGTTTGTAATTGAAGATGAAGACCATCTTTGTGTTCAACTAGCTAGTTCAGGTAACGTAGATGTTACTGTGAGTTATCTAGATCAAACTAGATAAGGAGTAACAATGGCAAGAATGTCAGATCAAGTTAGAGCTTATTGTGCTGATAAAGGTTATAGTGGTGCGATACGTTTTTCTACAACAAGTGATGGTGATTCAAATGTAGAAATGCAAGATGATGGGTCAGGTATAACTATTACTAAATGGACAATAAGTGGTGTAGATAAACCTACGATTACTACGTTAAATACATACAAGACTCAAGCTGAAGCTTTACAAAAAACAATTACAGATTTTGAAAGTGCAAAAGCAACGCATCAAACAAATGCTAAAAATAAATTAAAAGCTTTAGGTTTAACAGATGATGAGATTAAAGCTTTCTTTTATTATGAGGGATAAATGTCAGGAATCATAGCACCCGGATTATCAAGGTCTTCAGGATTAATGAAGGCTCTATCTGCTGGAGGAAACACACCAGCTTTTTGTGCATATCGAGGAGCAGATAGTTGTTCTGGAGATAATTGTAGAGACCAAATAGCTGACAATACTTATGCAGTTGCCGCATATAATCACGAAGAATATGATAGTGATGGTTGTTATGATCCAAGTACTTACAAGTTTACACCTAATGTAGCAGGTGATTATTTTATATTTGCACAAGGTCACCTTAGATGTCACACAGATAGATTTGTAAATAGTGTTTTTGAAATAAGATTTAATGGTTCTACTGTTATTGCTGGTGTTACACATGAAGGAAATCAAAGTGGTGGATATACCTATGATTCAGAATGTACGTCAAGATGTTCAATTATACAAACTTTTAATGGCACATCTGATTACGTTAGTGTGTATTGGAAATTAAATGTAACAACTGGTTTACCTATAATAGCTGGAGGTAACAATACTAATACGTATAGACCATCTCAATTTTTAGGATATAAATTAGGTTAATTATGTCAGGAATAATATCAAATAATATTGGATTAACATCAGGATTAATAAAAACAATACCAGTTGGAGGTAATACACCAGCATTTTTTGCTCAACGTGGAGCCTTAGATTGTAGTGGAGATTCATGTTCTACTGCTTTATCAGATAATGTTTGGACTAAAGGTGCATTTAATGGTGAATATATAGATACAGATAGTTGTTATGATTCATCTTCTAATTATAGATTTACACCAAACAAAGCTGGTAAGTATTTTATATTTGCTAAATGTTTTATGGGAGAATATCAAGATAGAGGAGATACTTTTGATGCTCAACTTAGATTTAATGGCAATGAATATCAAATGACAAGTGATTCATATGATGCTGGGTTTCAAAGTGATGGGTATGATAGAGATAGAGACCATCATATAATTATACAAGGAGTAAAAGAATTTAATGGTACTTCAGATTATGTAGAATGTTGGTGTAAGGTAAACCAAACATCTAGTTATGCAAGGTTGTGGGGTGCTGGTCAAGCATACTATGGTTCATACTTTGGAGGATATAAAATATGACAGGTATTGTTGCATCTAATACAGATAGACAATCAGGGTTATTAAAGGCTTCTGCTGGTGCAAGTAATCAACCTTACTTTCATGCAAGGAGAAGTGCTGACTATAACTTTTCAGATAATACATATGTTATCATGCCAATAGACGAAGTGATAACTAATGTAGGTAGTTGTTATGATAATAGCACATATAAGTTTACACCAAACGTAGCTGGTAATTATTATATCTATTGTAATATAGAAATATATGGAGGTACAACAGATAGAATTAATCACACTAGGATTCAAGTATATAAAAATAGTTCTAGTACCATAGTAACTGGCTGGTCGTATAGTGGTAACGAACAAAGTTCTGGTTATACTAGAGATAGACAACACTCAGGGTATTGTTCAGCAGTAGTAGCAATGAACGGAAGTAGTGATTGGTTAGCAGTATATTGTAATTCAGATGAAAGTTCTTATTCCCCCTGGATGTCTACGTATTATGAATCATGTTTTTTTGGTGGGTTTAAAGTTGCTTAAATTATATATAAAAATCAAAACAAAAATACTTTCTATTTTTAACAGTAAAAGAAAAAGAGGGAGACCACCAAAGAGAAGGAGCTTCTGATGTTATGGTTGAGCCAGTTACTGCTGTACTAAGTGGTATAGCACTTGTAAGATCCGCTACTAAGTTTATAAAAGATAATATTAATACTTGCCAAGATATAGGTGGTATTGCAAAACAGATTGATGAATTATTTTCTGGTCAACAAGAAATAGAAAAGCAAAGAATCAAAGATTCTAATAGTAATATTACAGAACAGTTAGGTATATCGACAGTTGCACAAAGTGTAATAGATGCTAAGTTAGCACAAGAACAGTTGATGGAGATTCGAAGTTTAGTTAATATGCGATTCGGACCTAACACTTGGACAGAAATATTAACAGAACGTAAACGTAGGCTTGATCAAATCAAAGAAAGAAAAAAGAAAATCAAACAAGCACAAATGAAAAGACAAAAAGAACAAATGCAAATGCTTAAGACTGCATCAATAGGTATAACAATAGTGTTAGTAATTGTATTTCTTATAGCTATTGTATATGTAACAGTAGCAGATGCACTTGATACTGCTGAGTGTATGGTATTTAAACCAAAGTACTACATGATATGTATGAACGAAGGGCATGAGTATGCTTTGATAGAACAACAGCTAGATATACTAGAATATAAAAATACACACATAATTGTAAAGGAGAATCCAAATGGCATTGACAGCACTAATCGGACCTGCAACTAAACTCATTGGCAAGTTTGTCAGAGATAAAGATAAACAAGCACAACTTGCACATGACCTATCTACTATGGCAGAGAAACACGCACAACAATTATCATTACAACAGATAGAAGTTAACAAAGCTGAAGCAAAAGGTAACTGGTTTCAATCATCATGGCGACCATTAGTCGGTTGGATCTGTGCAATATCGTTAGGAATTAATTTCATGGTCTCACCAATCTGTGCTGGGTTTGGTATAATAATACCACAAGCTGACATGACGGTCATGATGCCGTTGTTGCTCGGATTGCTAGGACTCGGTGGACTCAGGAGTTTTGACAAGTTAAAGAAAACTGATACCAAGATTCCTAAAAGCTAGGTATAATCATAAGCCAACATTATTTACTGGCACTCTACGGTCATTTAAATGGATTTAAAAATCCCAGAAAACTAGGCTTTTGTGCGACTAGACCCTAACTACAACATCAGTAACTTATCCCCATAAACACAGTTGTTTTGGTTATAATTATCTAGTCGCTACAAGATTTTATCTAATCGTAAAACTTTTGTCCAGCTTCTTTTAGCAACATAATTATTCTTTCTGCTCTATTACCAACTTGATTATACCATTGGCTATCTTTTGCTTCTTCACCAGCTTGATCATAGTTACCAGATTCTATTGCAGCAATCATTTTCTTAAACTTACTTAGTCTAGTTATACCTAGATTGTATGCCATGTTATAGATTGCTCTTTGTATTGGAACTGGTTGTGTTCTCATAAACGGATAGTTATTGTTTACTTCATCTATTACATCTTGAACTCTTTGTTGTAACAATAACCTAGCTTCTTTTTCTGATAGACCATGTTGTTCTATTTCAATTCCATATCCTATGGTATATAATCCGGCAGGACATTTATAAACTATATGTCTTTGTCTATCATTACGAACTGTACCTTCATCTCTTACTAACTCATCTATTAAATCTTCAATCATATTACCTCACAAATTTTAAATTCTTTACTTTATATGTTTTCTTTTTCTTCTTACTAACTTTGGCTACGAAATTATCATCACCCCCTTGTCTTGTAGGGGGGTGCTGAAATTTCTTTTTTTTAATTCCTTTAACTATTACATCTTTATAACAATCCTTACAATAATACTTACCACCTTTCCATTTTACTGCAGGCTTCTCACAATATCTACATCTTTTTTTAAGGTCTGATGCTTTCCATGCATCATCAAACATAGTACCCTCCTAGAGATATACTATATTACCTTTTTGATAATCTGTAAAATCTATCTTTAATTTGTATACTTTACTTAAACACATTACAGTTCTCAAAGATGGAATCTTTCTTTCAGAATTTACTATTGTTGATATAGATAAACCAGACAGATTAGAAACATCTAAGTACGTTAAACAGTTAGATGTTCTAGCCTGTCTTAATTCATTACATATATTAGAATGGTGGTGCGTCATCATCCTTAACACCAGCACTATCTTTCTTCTCACATAGTTCTATTCTACTATCGAATCTACCACATACAATACTTGTGTAGTATGTGCCATCATCTAACTTAGAATATTGTAACTCACCTTTGATAAAAACAATCATACCTTTCTTAATGTACTCCATTACAAAGTTTGTTTTGTAAGGATCAAACACACTTATCTTATGGTGATGTGCTTTACGATTGTCTTTACTACCAGAGTTATGAGTTACAACTAACTTGCAGTATTCTTCATTCTTCATACGTTCTGGATCTACTGCACAATGTCCTAGTATAGTTACTTCAGCTAATGTCTGCATCTTTTTCCTTCCTTTCTTTCATTAATTTAACTTGCTCTTTGTAAGCATCATGAAACCATTTCTTTTCTTCTTTATCTAATTCATTGATTTCATCTTTGTATGTAAGATACAACTCATCAAGCATAGTTTTGTCTACTGCTTCTTGTATCTCAGCATAGTAATCTTTCTTTAATCTTTCTAATGCTTTAGGTGAAGTATCTGGTTTACTAGATAAATTACCATCATCATCTGGATCACCTACTACACCAAGTAATGCACACAAACCATATCGTCTAGCATATGTAATAGAACCACCAAGTTTCTGTGGATCATTTGCATCTTTAGATACTAGTGGTATGCCACCATCACAAACTACTTTACCAGATATGTGTATAAGATTAGTTTGTAATACAGACCCACCACCTTCAAGTTGTTTTATTACTTGTTGTAATGCAAAGTTGTTATCCTTTAGTGCTGGCTTAACTGTCTTTAGACAACTCAATAAATCAGCAAACTTATTTTTGAAGTGAGGATTCTCAGAACTTTTATATGGATTATTCACATCATGCAATAGGTTAAATAAATCTTGATCAAAGTCTGGTTTACTCTTTGTCTTTTCTGGCATTGTCATACTCCACTATTAAGTTGTTAATAAATCCTGAATATTTCTCACACATATTTTCGTTGTAAGTTTTATCCCACATTAGTATTATTTCTTTTAACGTAAACTTCATGTTCATTCTCCTTTTTTTGTTTAATTAAATAACATTTTGCACAATAAAATTCTGTTTCTTTTTCTTTTATTACTGCTATAGAACTACATATTTTACAGTACTTCATGTTCATTCTCCTTTTGTTTTGACAACAAGTGTACCTTTCTTGTTGCGTGTTATTACATAATTACTGTTAGGAAACTCACATCTTCTAGCATCCTTAGGTACAAGTAACTTCATCTTCTTCTTCGTTTCTTCGAAGCTAGATACAGCACCTTGATATTGATTCATCATACCATCAAGGCTCTTGTATAATTTATTATCAAACTCAAGATAATCTTTCATACCATCTACAAGTACTTCTTGTTCTGCTTTGATATCACTACCATCCTTGCCATAAGATAGAGGTGGTTCTTTATCATTCTCTACAAACAACCAAAACCTTTTCATCTTTGCAATTAGTCTTTCGTAGAAGCTATCATTCCATTTTACTTGGACTACTTTAGGATCATCATTGCCAAGTATGACAGATAAGTAACACCATTCTTGGTTGAATAGTTTCATGTAATGATGTAGTTGTGGTGCATAGTATCTAGCTTTGTGTTCAACAGTTGCTCTTGCATTACTGTGTTTACACTCTAGTATTACACCATCTACTTTAGCATCAAGGTGTCCATACATAGGTATGTTTCTATACCTACCCTTCTTTACTTCTGTTGGTCTAGTTAATATACTACCAGCAAACCTTGTCTTAGCTAACCATTCCAAATGAAATGATTCAGTATGTATTCCAAGTTGCACTCTAAATACATCAGACAAATCTTGTTCTGTATCTCTTTTAGTTTTTACTCTCCATAATTCTGAAAGGTTTTGGTTGTGCCATATTCTATTAGCATCACTACCACCTAGTCCAGTTGTTCTGTCTATTACAAACATAATCATTCTCCTTTATTAATAATAATTATAATGCATTTCTGCATTGTAATCAAGCATAAAAAAACCCAGCAAACATAATGTCATACTGGGTTTTAGAAGAATGAACTAAGACTACGATATAGCTTTAGAAAGATTGCACCATGCCATCTTGCACCAGCTATAAAAACTTTGACAGAAATTAAACTTGTTGTCAACAGATTCTCGTATGGTTGCAGGTAAAGGAAACGTATTGTACTTGTGTGTCTTCATTACTTTTACAATAGCTTCCTTTAATAAGATAGCAGGTATATCTTTGATTGCTTCAATGTAATACTTTAGTCCTTCTTCTTTTGGTAGTTCTGTTTGAAATGTGTTACCTAATACTTGTAAACTTTTTACTATAGTTTGATTACTTGCAGGTTCAAGTTGTACCTCTAAGTTTTGTATAGTTTTTGCTAATCTATCTTTTATTATTTGGGCTTCAGGATTTCCTTTTAGTTGATCCAATTGCTCTGATGTTGCTCTCGCTATCGTATCTATCAAGATAAGTTCTGACTGACTCATCATTACTGGCAGAAACTCTGGCTGGTTTACTATTGGTTTTAAGTGTCTGTGTTTTGTTACCCAATCTGAAAGAACACCTACACCAGAATCTGAAAGCGGCATCCCAGTTGTTCTTGTAGTTTCCTTTGGCAAGGTAGTAGTCGACAAATTGTTCGTGTTCATAGTTCATATCCTCTCTTGTTGCATTTTTAAATTGATTATAAAACCAAGTTTGTAATTGTGTACTTGGTTCCCAATCTTCTTCTATTGGTTTAGTGGTATTATTTCTTTCCATTCATCTATCTCCTTAGGATTTATAGTATGTATTTTTATACCATGAGATAACTCAACTAATAATTTTCTTAGTGAATATATATCTGTTGATACTTTCTTTACATCTTCAACAACAGTATAACCTCTATGTTCATTAGGTTCTAAAGTCATGTATCTAAAGTCAGGTATAAAAGTACAGACTTTTACATTATGAATGATTGCATTATACTTAGGACAAAGTTCAAGGTCTGTTATTAATTTATTGTTTACAAAATTTACAAGTTGTAAGTACCTATCTGCTTTACTATCAGATTGAAACCAAACTTGTCTACCTTGATAAGCTTCGTATCTACCAGATTTAAATTTCTTTTCTGATTTTTTCGTAGTGTGTTTCATAAATATAGTTCCAAACTTTTTGAGCAGTATCTTGTCTTAGATGAAACTCCTCAGTATTAACTCGGTGATACGTACTGTCTTGTACTCCAGACTTACGAAATGCTTCACGCAAATTAATACCTTTTTCATCAGCAAGTTTTTGCAACTGGTTCATATAAGTATTAAGTTCATTCATACTATATTCTTATCATAGTTAATGCATAAGTGCAAGTGCAATCCTTGAGAAAAGGATCTTATACTAATACGTTTTCCTTTGTACGATAAATTAGTACAAGCACAAGGACTGCACACATCTATCTCTTTTATATATATGTAGCTATCAAAAGCCACTTCGTTGTATGTCAAGTAAACATGGCTAGCTTATATATATACCAAGATAAATTCTATATGTTGGCTTCAGCTTCTTCTTTGCAATGTAAATCATCTCGATACATAATTGCATCATAAGCATTGTCAAATACTTTCATGATCGTTGGCATCTCTGTACCTTCTTCTTCATTCAGTATGTCAAGCATGTCATAAAAATTATATGCACTTACATCATATCCTTCTGGATATTCAGCAACAATCCAGTAGTAATCTTCACTACTTAATGCTTGTTCTTTAGATTTTTTGCACATGCCTTGTAGCATTGCATGTCGTTTACTTTGTTCTATCACCATCTTTATCTCCTTCTAATATTTTTTCTATTTGTTTTATTTTAATTAAGGCTTCAAGATATTTTCCTTCCCAATAGTCAGAACTAATTTTATGTTGTTTAACTTCTAGTTCTAATTCTCTGATGTGTTTATCTATACTCATACATTCCTCATTAGTTGTTGGTTGAAATGTTCTCTGCCTTTATCAGTTAATCTCCACACTCGTTGTTCTTTACCATGCTTTGATTTCCTTGTGCCTACTGGTGTTATGTAGTTTGTATCGTGTAGTTTCTTTATAGCAGTACGATACTTGCTTGTAGTTACACCATCAGTAGCATCTATCTTTTCAGATATTACACCACCTATATTGTCATATACATGAATAATATATAAGACTCTATCTCTTGCTCTTGGCATATCTTTGATTACATCTTTGGCGGCGTTCTTACTTGTGTTAGGATCTGTTGTTCTTACCATATCACCAACATTAAACCATTCATCTTTCGTCATTGTTATTCTCCTTAGTTATTAACTGCGTTATCAAAACTGCCTAGTGAATCGTGTTGGAGGTAGAAGTACGATTCACTAGCATACTTACAAGCTTTACGTAGAGAGTCTGGCTTATCTCTAAGAGCCTTAGCCCATGACTTCAAGTAGTGTACGTGATCCATTCTGGTAGTGTGAAATAAATTCCAACTAGCCATATGGAAACTTGCTCCAAGTTCAGCTATAAGTTCCTCGAAAGCATACTCTGATGCACCATATTTACCAGATAGTTTTCTGTTGCATCTACTGTTATGCCCTGTCCAATGTGTTATCTCATGAAACAAGGTAGCATAGTAATGCTCTCTTGTTGTAAATGAATCAAACATTGGCATCTTTATTTTATCTGATGTTGGAATATAACAAGCCATGTTACTGCCATGTTCTATTGTTGCATCAAGTTTATCTATCCAATTATCTATCTCAGTATAGTTTGTATTCTTAGCATACTTTGTCTTAGGTAAGTACTGGTCTTTGAGATTGTATATTACTTCACCATCACCATCTACTTCATCAATGTTAAAGATAGCTATGGTTTTAAATCCAGGAATAACTTTTTCTTCACCAGTCTTTTTATCTTTTTGTTTCCGTATAGTTGGTTGCCATAATGGTTTGCCAGTACCTTTTCTTGGATGTAAACCTAACTTGTTGTACTGGAAGTAAGTTCCCCATAGTGGTGTACTGTCACCATACTTCATGTTCAAATGGAATTGATTGAAGCCAGTATACTTGTAACCTAATATGTTACCATGTAATTTAGTTACCCATCTTGGTTCATAAGGTTTGGTTACGTCATGGTTCTCCATATCAGTTGCGATAGATTCTACTATTTCATCTAAGTTCTTTTGTCCTAGTTCATTTAAGTTCATAGTTCCTCCTTCTTATCAATATAGTGTTTACGATAAGTATCTTCTATTGTTCTCGTACCCAACAATAACTTATTCATATCTCGTCTTCTTATTCTTGGTCGCAACTCATCCATTGCTTCATAAGATTTGTTACAGATCCAATCAAGTATACCTGCTCTGTCTGCTACATTAGAATCAAAGTTTATTCTTTGTTTGTGTATGCGAAACTTTACATAAGCACAAGCCATACGTATTATGTCTTGATTGTAGTCCATAATAAATCTCAAGTTGTGGTCAGCCAAAAAGTTTTTTCTACCCTCTTGGTCAAGCTGTTCTAAAAATGTATACATAGTTACCTCCTTATTGATTGTATGTATTCTTCTATTAGAATTTCGTAGTCTTCTACATCTGCTTTATACTTTTTATAAAACGATTGCTTTATCTTTAGCATATCTGGATCTGATTTGATGAGTAAAGATTCAGCAACAATTTGCAGTAACTGTTTTGCTTCTTGTAACTGTATCGTATACTCAAAGTAATCATCTTCATCTATGATATATTTTTTCTTTAACATTATTACCTCCGTTATAATTATAAAATAAACAATGCATAAATGCAACTATATACTATGCTGATTCAATTGATATATATAAACGAACCCTCTTATGTAAGCTATTACTGCACCGAATGCACAAGCTGGTCCTATAATAAAACCGAATGCACTACTAGTCATTGCAAATGTAATTGATATTACACTCAACATCATTGCTATTGAATAAGTTATAGACACAGCTAGTAATAAATTGGTAAGTTTCTTTCTATATTTCTGCATAACAATCTCCTTTCATAAAATTGTTGTGTGGCTGTCACCTCTGTATCAACCACCCTATGCTCTTACCGACAGACTTGGGTCTGTCTGGGTACTTATAGACAGAGCGAAGCTCTGCCCAATAAGTGATATAAAAAAAAGCACCTAGTCTTTCGACTAGGCACTTTCTTGTGAAGGTTATGAAGACAATGTCTTTCTTTGATAACTGTTTCTTCTTCTTGTATTTGCAAATTTTATTCTATCTGCTTTGCTTTTTTCATAATCTTCATTAGTGTATACTCTTTCCATTGCTGGTACGGAGATTACTTCATTAAGGAAAGATATCAATCTATGTACTTTATCTGCTCTTAATTTAATGTCACTACAAAGATTCTCATAATGCTGTGCTTGATCCTTAATGTCGTAATCGACAACTCCTGTTTGTGTACCTAATGATTCACTATCTTCTTTCATCTGGTCTTCCTTTGCGTTAAGTGCAACTCTCTTTTCGTCAAAGAAATTGTAAGCTTTCAACGTGTCTTGTTTGTACTTGAATAAGCCATACATAACTGAGTCAACTAAGTACATACCCTGCTCCTCGTTCTCTTTAGGTTCTGGACTCAACTCCACTATGTTTTTAGCAAGTAACTTCATCTGTTCAAGATAATCCTGTACCGATTTATCAAAGTGTTTTGCTATTTCGTGTGATTTTTTTGCGTTTGTCATTTTAGACTCCTTTGTTATATGTTGAAAAAATCCACAAGGTGGTAACATATATGGATTGGTAAGTCTAGGGCGAAGCCACCTATGGTGGGGCGACAGGGGTCGCACCCTAGACTAATAGGGATGGTACCAATCCATATATGTTAGTTGCATCGCAACATTTTTTTGACATATAACAACCTATCGGAGTCTAAACTCTATATGACAAACCAATATAAAATCCAGAAATAGCGAATCACTGCAGTATAAATCGGTTCAGGATTACCTTCTTGTCCATGTCACTTCCTAGTAACTTGAGTCCAGAACCGGCTCTGAGAACGACCTACGGAGCTGTCAAATTATTTACTTGACACAGTTATGTATGCCTTTACTATATAACAAGTCCTCATGTCAATTACAAAACAACATACCAACTTAACGCAAAGGCAGTCCAGATTTATTGATAACTTGTTAGCAGGTTCAGATTCTGCAAAACAATGTGCTATAGATGCTGGTTACTCGGTTCGATCAGCCAAAGTTGAAGCATGTCGCTTACTCAAGAACGATAAGGTTTTGCAGGAACTTCACCTGCGTTCCAAGAAGGTTCTAGGTGTTAAAGCAATAACAGCATTACATACTGTGTCCAATCTATCAGCAAATGCTAACTCGGAGTATGTTAGACTAGAAGCTTCGAAGGATATACTAGATAGGGTAGGTATGAGGGATGATACTACCAACGGAACCCAGTTGACTAATGCGATCCAAGTGAACATAGACCTATCCTGACCCTAGCTAGTTACGCACAGATTAGGAATCGACCACACTCATTGCTGTGCATATGTATAGGGTGGGGTCGAAAACCACGATAAGTGGTTAAGTAACATCACCTGCTTACGTATTTTTCCTTTACAAAAGTCCTTCAATGTTTTATGTATGATTTATAACAAAGGAGAACACAATGCCGGGAACTATGAAATCATATGGAACTGTAATGAAGAAAGGTAAGAAGAAGACAATGAAGAAGTCTGCTAATATAGTTGGTAAAAAAGTTAAGAAGAAAAAAGGTAAGGGTACAATGTATGGCTAAGCTTTGTGCCAAAGGCAAAGCCGCCGCTAAAAGAAAATTTAAAGTATACCCAAGTGCTTATGCTAATATGTATGCTTCTGGTGTTTGCTCTGGTAGAATCAAACCTAAATCTAAAAAGAAAAGTAAAAGGAAACGCAAATGAATGTAACTCCTGAATTAATAGAAACACTACACAACATATCTTGGTTTGATGGTATCTCTTATATTCTATTAGGTCTAGGAGCATACGCATTGTATAGATGGATTAGAAGAATATGAGTCTTCGTAAATGGGTTGGTGAGAAGTGGGTTGATATTGGAGCACCAAAGAAGAATGGCAAGTATCAACCATGTGGTAGAAGCAAAGGATCTAAACGTAAATATCCAAAGTGTGTGCCACTAGCTAAAGCAAGAAAGATGACTGCATCACAAAAGGCTTCAGCAGTAAAAAGAAAACGTAGTGTCAAACAAGGAGTGGGTGGTAAGCCAACAAATGTTGCTACCTTTAAAAGAAAAAAGAAATGATAAAACGAATGAATATAAAAATTGAAACTATACTACCTTTGTTTGTTGTTATTGTAACTGCTGGTGTAGCTTATGGTTCTTTAACATCACGAGTATCAGAATTAGAAAACAAAACAACCACACTACAACAAATGGCTATAGATATTTCTGTCATAAAAGAAAAAGTAAGTAACATAGAAAAAACTATAAACGGAGAATAGTATGGCAAAATCACCAGCATGGCAACGTAAAGAAGGTAAGAATCCTAAAGGAGGATTAAATGCTAAAGGTCGTGCTAGTTATAATAAAGGTCGTACCAAGACTGGTAAGAAAAGAAATCTAAAAGCACCATCAAAAGTTGTAGGCAACAAAAGACGTGCAAGTTTTTGTGCAAGGATGAAAGGTATGAAGAAGAAACTTACCAGTAAAAAAACTGCTCGTGATCCTAATTCAAGAATAAATAAAAGCCTACGTGCTTGGAACTGTTAATGTATATTGTAAATTATAAAATGGAATTTAGAACTAGACCTAGCAAACTAGATGTTCAAAATAAATTATTTGATTTACTTGCTGAAGGATTTACTTTACGTACACCAGAAGAAGCTGAAGATTATGCTAGAACAAAAGAACTAAAGGAGAAAAATAATGTTCATAAGAGAACTGTCGTTTAAAGATTTATTACGTCTAAGAAAAATTGTACGCAATACACATTTAAAATTTTATCCACAAGCAGATTTATCTGATGTAGAAGTAGATAAGTTTATAAATTCGCTTGGTCCAAATGTAGCAGGTAAAATGATAAAGTTTGCAATAGACAATAGGCAAGTCGATTGAACTTTAAATATAAACCAGATGGTGACATCCTAAAAAATTTTATGAAAGACAATAGTTTCTTTCGTGGTATACGTGGACCAGTTGGTTCAGGTAAATCTGTTGCTTGTTGTATAGAAGTATTTCGTAGAGCCTTAGCACAAAAAAAATCTCCAGATGGTATACGTAAAAGTAGAGTAGCTATTATAAGAAATACCAATCCTCAGTTACGTACCACAACTATGAAGACATGGCTTGATTGGTTTCCTGAAAAAGAATTTGGTAAAATGAATTGGTCACCACCATACACACACAGAATTAAAGTAGGTGATATAGATTTAGAAGTTATCTTTCTAGCTTTGGATAGACCAGAAGATGTTAAAAAATTATTATCTTTAGAATTAACCTTTCTTTTTTTTAATGAAAGTAGAGAAATAGCAAAGCCAATTATAGATGCAGGTACTATGCGTGTAGGTAGATACCCTTCTATGAAAGATGGTGGACCAACTTGGTATGGTGTGATTGCAGATACCAACGCACCAGATGAAGATCATTGGTGGAGTGTTATGAGTGGAGATGCTCCACCACCTGAACACTTATCAAGAGAAGAAGTTTTAATGTTAGTTAAACCAGATAACTGGAAATTTTTTACACAACCTGCTGGTATGGTAGAGAAAAAAAATAATAATCAAGAAGTAGAAAATTATGAAATAAATCAATCAGCAGAAAACAAAATGAATCTTGTGCAAGATTATTATCCTTCTATTATTAGAGGTAAAACAAAATCTTGGATTGATGTATATGTAATGAATAGGTTAGGTTCTATTGAAGATGGTAAACCAGTATATAAACAATTTTCATCAGACATTCATGTAGCAAGAGAACCAATCATCCCAGCAGAAGTTCCTTACTATGTAGGTATAGACTTTGGTCTTACACCTGCTTGTGTATTTGCACAACAAGTAAGAGGTCGGTGGATTATACTACATGAAATAGTAGCACAAGATATGGGCATGGTTAGATTTGGTGAATTGTTACGACAAGAAATGCAATCAAAGTTTCATAATATTCCAGTAGCAAGAATTTATGGTGACCCTGCAGGAGATTACAGGGCACAAACTGATGAATCAACACCATTTCAAATACTTCGAGGTGCTGGTATTCGTGCTATTCCAGCACCATCCAATGATGTATCGTTACGTATAGAGTCTGTAAATGCTCCATTAAGTAGATTAGTAGAAGGTAAATCAGGGGTATTAATAGATAAAAGATGTAAACATTTAATAAAAGGTTTTGAAGGTGGGTATCAGTATAAGAGAATGCAAGTATCAGGTGAGAGATATACAGATAAACCAGACAAAAACCATTACTCTCACATACATGATGCACTACAATATTTAATGTTAGGAGCAGGAGAAGGTAAGAACATTACTAAATCAATTCATCCAGCAAAAGTAGTTCAAGCTAAAACTGACTTTGATGTCTTTACAAAAGCTCCAAAAAAGACTATAAGAAAGAAATGGAATATCTTTGATATTCGCACTAGACTATAAAGGAGAACATATGTGTATAGGAGGATTATTTGGAGGTGGCTCACGTAGAGTATATATACCTCCTCCACCAAGACCAGATCCAGCAATTGCTCAAAGGGAAACACAAAACAGAGCAACAGGATTACAAGACCAACAAAAAGCATCACAAGCTAGAAAGCAACAATTACAAGCTGGACTAGGAAGAAGAAGTTTATTATCTTCTAGTGGTGGTGGTTATTTAGCAAACACAAGTTCAAATACAAGATTAGGATAATATGGTAGCTTTAGTTCCCCAACCTATTTTAAAAGAAATGTCTAACATAGAAAATATGTTAGCAAGATTTAAAAGAGCAGAAAGTATTAAAGAATTATGGCGACCAACATTTGAAGAATGTTATGAGTATTCTATGCCTGCTCGTGAAAGTTTTTATCCTACTACTGCAGGACAAACAAAGACAGATAAGATATTTGATGAAACTGCTGTGGTTGGTGTGCAAGAATTTGCTAGTAGATTACAAGCAGGTATTACACCTAACTATGCAAGATGGGCAGAATTAATAGCAGGAAGCGAAGTACCTGCAGAAGAAAGAACACAAGTAAATGAACAACTAGATGGTGTAACAAATTATGTATTTGAAATATTACAAAACAGTAATTTTGCACAAGAGATACATGAATCGTTTCTTGACTTATCTGTAGGAACAGGTGCGTTACTTATAGAAGAAGGTGATGCTATAAAGCCAGTAAGATTTACTGCAGTACCTTTAGCTAGATTAACTTTAGATACTGGACCAAATGATACAATAGATACAGTATATAGAACGAGAAAAGTAAAAGCATCACAAATTAAAATAGTTTATCCTCAAGCAATATTACCAGATGAAATTGTAAGAAAGTTAAATAATGGTAATGATATGTTTGTAGAAATAATAGAATGTGTATCAGCAAACTATTCTAAACCTAATGTTGAGTTGCATGACTTTACAGTTTTCAGTACAAATCCACAACATATATTTTTACAAAAACAATTTATGGGTGAAGGTTCAAATCCATATGTAGTGTTTCGTTGGAGTAAAGCCGCTGGTGAAGTGTATGGTCGTGGACCACTTCTTAATTCTATGCCTGCAGTAAAGACTTGTAACTTAGTAATAGAAATGATTCTTGAAAATGCACAGATGGCAATATCTGGTATGTATCAAATGGAAGATGATGGAATAATAAATGTAGATACAATACAACTACTTCCTGGAACTATCATACCAAGAAGTCCATCATCTCGTGGTTTAGAAGCAATAACTCCAGCAGGTAACTTTAATGTTGCTGATTTGGTTTTAAAAGATATGCGTACTAATATAAAGAGAGCATTGTATAATGAAATGTTAGGCGATCCTAATCGTACACCAATGAGTGCTACTGAAGTAGCTGAAAGAATGGCAGACCTTTCAAGACAAATTGGTTCATCATTTGGAAGACTTCAAGCAGAAATGGTAACACCAGTATTACAAAGAGTAATACATATATTAAAAAAACAAGGTAGAATAAATATACCAACTGTAAATGGTAGAGAAATAAAAATACAATCTACTTCTCCACTTGCACAAGCACAAGCTAATCAAGATATTAATGGTTTCAATAGATTTTTAGAATTAGTACAAGCTAGATTTGGTCCACAGTTAATAAACTTACTAGTTGATAGTAATGAAGCTACAAAATATTTAGCAGAAAAGTTTGGAATACCAGAAAAACTTACAAGATCACAAGAAGAAATGAATCAAATGATGCAACAAATGCAACAAGCAATACAGCAACAACAACAATTACAACAAAATATGGCACAAGATGGACAAGAAACAACACCCCCAAGTTAGTATTGATGGCTTTAATAGGTCACCTATATTAGAAAATAAAATAAATGACACATTTGTAAACTGCTTTAGAACAGATTCAGGTAGTGAAGTATTAAAATATTTAAGAGGAATTACTATTGAAACTGTTGCTGGTTTTAATATAACTAACGAAGAACTAAGAGCAAGAGAAGGAATGAGATTTTTAGTCGGTATCATTGAACAACGTATAAAGGAGGGCGAAAATGCCAGAGCAAGAAAGTCTAATAAATAGCGAACAAGAAGTAAAAGATGAAGTAGGAGAAGTAGCAGAAAGACCAGAGTGGTTGCCAGAAAAATTTTTTAAAGATGGTAATCCTGACTATGAAGGTCTAGCTAAATCATATACAGAAGCAGAAACTTATATTGGCAAAAAGAAAGAAGACCTTACTGCAGAAATAAAAACACAAATGGAAGCAGATGTAATAAAAAATTTACCAGAAACTCCAGATAAATATAGTTTACCAGAGATTCCTGATAGTTATAATACTGATACACCACTTATGGATGGTTGGAAAAAGTATTGTCATGAAAATAAACTTGGACAAGAAGCCTTTAATAAAGGAATAGACTTGTTTATAGAGTCACAACCAGCACCTAACTTAGAAGAAGAAAAACAAAAACTAGGAGAAAATGCAAATCAACGTATAGAAGCTGTTAGTTTGTGGGTAAATAAAAACTTTGATGAAGCACAAAAACCTATGTTAGAGATGATGTGTTCAACATCTTCAGGAGTAGAAGCAGTAGAAAAGATTATGAACATGTTACAAAACAGTATGTCAAATGCTCCTGAGTCTACACAGACTTTAGGTAAAACTAGAGCAGACTTACAAGAAATGATGAAAGATAGAAAGTATTGGCATCCAACAAGTAGAGATGAAAACTATGTTAAACAAATAGATACTGCATTTGAAAAATTATATAAATGATTTGTAAAAAATGCGTAAGCATACAACCTTCAACAGAAAAGGATGCAATACATTTAGCTAGAAATATGCGAGAACAAGACTTAATGGAGGTAGAAGCTAACAATACCGATCCAATATCTGCATTAACAACTCCATTATATCTACATAATGCACAAACTTTTACTTTATTTTATGGAAAAGAACCTGTCTTAATGGGTGGTACTGTAGCAGAATCACTAGGTGTTGCAAGAATATGGTTACTTGCAAGTGAAAAAGCTTTTACAAAACCTATGAAAATAGCATTATTAGCTAGAAAATGGGTAGATACTATACACAAACCATACGAAGTTTTATATAATTTTGTGTGGATTAACAATAAAAAGGCAGTAAAACTCTTACAACATTTAGAATGTCGGTTTGATAATGAAATAATAAAAAGAAACAATCTTGACTTTGTTAAATTTTCTCGTTGCAAAAACAATAAACTTTCGTTATAGATATATTAGTAGTCCTAGAATATTAGAGTATTGCCCATTTGGATAACCTTACAAAAATAAGCTAGATAAACTCGGAGAAAACTTTTATTAACTTAATAAGGAGGACTTATGTCTGTAGGAATAAGCACTGCTTTTATTAAACAGTTTGAGAGTGATGTCCACATGGCTTATCAGCGAATGGGTTCAAAACTTAAAGACACCATTAGACAAAAACCAAGTGTTAATGGTAATCAAACAGTTTTTCAAAAAGTAGGAAAAGGCTCTGCTGTCCAAAAATCACGTCATGGACAAGTGCCAATAATGAATATCGATCATAGTAATGTAACAGTAACCTTACAAGATTACTTTAGTGCTGACTATGTAGATAGACTTGACGAATTAAAAACCAACATTGATGAAAGAATGGTAGTAGCACAAAGTAGTGCTGGTGCGTTAGGAAGAAAAACTGACGAACTA